TAACTATGTCCTCAGAAGTGACCCAGAGCTTACGAGGTGTTTGAGAAGTGTAAGAAACAGAAGAAGCAATTTTAAGATTAGTCCCTAATTCAGCGACTTGAAAATCTTTCCAATGCATCCATAGACAAAATTGAACAGCATCAGAAACAGTTGGAGCATTAATGAGACTAGATAAAACAGAAATAACAACAGTGCCTCCACAAGCATCAAAATTATAGCCTTTAACAGTGTCTTGTGCATCAATAGTACGCAACCATTTATTGCGTATTACAAAAGGTGGTTCAAACTCAAAACCTTCAGGACCTACCTGAGACAAATCAACAATCCATGAAAGCACCTCCTCAGTGGGAGCAGGCTGCCTCCCATACGGCAAATACTGAACTAAAAGACGACCCTGATGATATTGGGTCTTAGCAAAGACAATTTTCATAACAGGTCTCCCCCTCCACCATTTAAAAAGTGATGTGGCGAGGGATATCGGCGCACCAAAGAAAGTGGCTTGCCCAAAACGAGTGACAGCATAAGTGTGCGGATTACATGGTGAAAGTGGTACATTAGCGATTATATTTCCGTGCGTTTCTTTATCTGTCCAAACATAACGATTAAATACATATGGTCTATCTGCTAAATACTGAATGTGCATTTCATCTATATTATCATAAGTGGCTTTAGTGCTATCAATAGAATTATCTGCATAACATCCCAATACAATAGAATTATCAAGTCCCTCAACGTTAGTATATGATCTGCCGGGTACATTGGCAAAAGTTTTAGTTGACTTGAGATTATGAGGTCGGGAGTACCCAAAGAGAGAGGCAACCCCTGAAACAGCATTGGCCACCCAGCTAACAGGTTTGGCTATTGACCCAATAATTGGGACATCACCCAAAGCTCCAGCTACGCTAGAAATAGTGCTACTAACACTAGAGATGGTACCTTTATTGGTGGCTTTAAGATCCTCGCCACGAGAGGATTGCGTCAAAATTCTACCAGCGTCAAAATCGTCCCCTTCAACGTTAGTAGGTGAGTGTCCATACAATTTAATATTTACAAGGCGTGCAAGCACAACATAAGAAGCTTTAACAACAGTTTCGCTCGAGGTGAGCGGCATCAAAACAACACATTCAACGGAGGTGAGCTCCTCATCAGAACGAGGATTAATGACCTGATACTCAGAAGTGTAAGGCAAGTGCATTACAACAGATCTATCTAAAGATTGCAAATTTAACTCGACGCCTGGGAAAGACGTTAAAGATCTAAGGTGCTCATTGAGAGTATTGCGTGTAGCAGTAGTGCGACTAGCATAAGGATTTTGATACAAAAAAAGAGATCCCTGAACAAATGGTGTGGCTTGAACTTTAAGAGTCACCACAACATCGGCCCTCATATAAGCTATGTTAACAAGTTTATTCTTAATAAAATTAGATTGATTAGCCAAAACATTAGGAAAAGAAAGGGAGAACAAACGCGGCTGTTGGTAATTGCCACGCATCTGTTCTTCAGTAAGATATGTAGAAATTATTTTATTGTTGTCATTAGTCCAACTACCGGTTTTAACTACTACTTCCCTTTTCAAAGATTCTAGAAGATTGTGGTCCTGTACTTCAAATAAATTATCAGTAGTGGCCCTGTGCATATCTATAATGTTGCGTTCCGTGTTGTCATCATTAACTACAATAGTAGAACCCTCACTGTTTAAGGTGGGGCTAGTGTCAAGATCAGTTTTAGAATTTTGAGTGTTAGCAAGTCAGGTTTTTAGGTCCATGCAACAGAAGGTGCATTTTTAAGAACGACTCAATCCTTAGGACCGAACCACCTAGCGTGAATAGAGGGCTGCTCCGGGCTCACGCACCCTGAATAGGAAGCCAGATCGATGAAGCGTTAGTTAATACAATTTAAAGTGGTCCATTTACATATTAACTCCGTAACCATACATCTACCACTAATTATAGCCAATGGTCAAGCCGTACATACAATAAAACAATAAGTGAAACAAAAATAAAATAAATGGAGAGGTACATACTGTGTCAAAGACCAGCACGTCCACGGCAGAGCCGAAGTTTCTCCGTGCAACAAAATTAAAATAACATATTGGACAACACAGCGTTGTCATCAGCAAAAACAGATCGAAAGTGCTTTGCGAACATATCATATTCGCGCCAAGTGAGAATTCCTGATTCCATGCCCAACCTAGTGAGCTCCGTGTCAACTGCGTTCTGATAGTGATCAAAGAAATCCTTACCATGAAGGTAAGCTTCAAAGCCAGCGTGCCGAGTGGTTTGCAAAATAGCGTCCCTGTCGGTGAGTTGTCTCCTCTTCCACATCACCATTTCGTATATGGTGTCCTTCTCCAAAGCAGCAAGCACAGTGCCGCCACATTTGTAGAAGCTCCTCTTGAGAAAAGTCACTTCATCCAAGGATTTACACTTAACGAGAGATTCTTGTTTTGTTTCGTCAGTGTAAACGTGCCCGCTCTGTTCCATAGCGCAAGAGATTGAGATTTGGTTGAACCATGGAAGAATGGTTCGTGCAATAGAAATGATAGAGTCATCGCCGTAAAAAACGCCGTTGACATACTTCCTATAATCTTTGAGAGTGGTGGTGTAGCCCAAAGCATCTTGCAGTTGCAAGTAAGAGTAACGAAAAATGAACATATTGTACATGCAATTGATAAGTGTTGTGAGAGGATTGCCAGAGGGCTGAGAGTGGTTGAGCTGTATAAGTTTGCCATCAACAAGCCATGTTGAATGAACGAGGTACTCAAAGAGGTTGAGGCGGACGTGAGAAAATTCGTCGCCGTACCAAGCATTTATGACATCGCAAATTTTGAAAAGAATTTGTGCATTGAGTGATCCATCAAAGTTAGAAAAGTCTCCAGCAACAATATTGTCCCCCTTCGCTCGCATCCTGCGAACCATGTGTTCCCAATCATCAGAATAAACATTCATACCAAGTCCAATTTCATTGTCAATTTTGTTCCGCATAACGTGATCTAAAAAACCCAAAAAATATTTCCGAATGATAACAGAAAGAACCATATTTGAAGCGCACACGACTCGCGTTTTGCCCGCGTCAACTTTCTCAATAGGTCTGGTTTCATCTTTGAGAGCAGCAGTGAAAATCC